ATTCTTCAAAGGTCCAGTTATTAATGCTATGGAAAAAGGTGCGGTTCTTCTTCTTGACGAGATTGACCTTGCCAACCCTGCTAAGGTTATGTGTTTACAGTCTATCCTTGAGGGTAAAGGATACTTCATTAAGAAGACTGGCGAGTTCGTAACTCCTAAGAAAGGTTTTACTGCTATCGCTACTGCTAACACTAAAGGTAAGGGATCTGAGGATGGTCGTTTTATCGGGACTAATATTCTGAACGAGGCATTCCTTGAGAGATTCCCTGTCACGGTTGAGCAGGAATATCCTTCTGTTTCTATCGAGACTAAAATCCTTGAGCGAGTGTTTGACTCCCTTGATATTAAAGATACTAAGTTTGCTAAGAGACTTGTTGAGTGGGCAGATATTATTCGTAAGACTTTCTATGATGGAGGTGTTGACGAAATTATCTCTACTCGTCGCTTGGTTCATATTGCTAAAGCATACTCTATCTTCGGTGACCGTATGAAAGCAATTAACCTATGTATCAACCGTTTCGATGAGGATACTAAATTATCATTCTCTGACCTCTACACTAAAGTAGACTCTGAGGCACTTGGCGAGGCAAATGGTTATGCCACTGCTGTTGAGGAAGAGGTTGAGACTGATGACGATATAACCTTCTAATCAATCAACTGGTTATAAATAAGGGGCAGAAACTTTACTTCTGCCCTTTTTTATTATATAATATGTTAAAGCATGTTTTTATTTGGAGTATTGAATGAATCTAGAAATCCCATTGAGTGAACTCAAAAAGAAAAAGATAATGGTGGCGACACCTATGTATGGTGGCAACTGTCATGGTATGTATTGTAAATCAACAGCAGACCTTGCTAAGATTGGTCAAGCATACGAAATGGACATTAAGATGTTTTATCTATTTAATGAGTCACTTATTACTAGAGCAAGAAACTATTGCGTAGATGAATTTATGCGTTCAGACTATACGCATCTAATGTTTATTGATAGTGATATTGGGTTTGACCCAAATGATGTAATTACACTTGCTGCTCTGATGGATCACGAAGATCCTAAAGGTAAAAAAATTATGTGTGGTCCATACCCTAAGAAAACTATTGCTTGGGAAAAAATTAAAGCAGCAGTTGATAAAGGATTCGCTGATGAAGATCCTGGCAGATTAGAAAACTATGTTGGCGATTATGTATTCAATCCAACTGGCAATCAAAAACAAGTATCATTAAATGAACCAGTGAAAGTTCTCGAGGGAGGAACTGGTTTTATGATGGTCACTAAGGATGCTTTCCATAAATTTGATGAAGCATATCCTACTTACAAATATAAACCTGACCATGTAAGAACTAAACACTTCGATGGTTCTCGTTATATCTCAATGTATTTCCAAGCATTAATTGATGAAGAATCAGAAAGATACTTATCTGAAGATTATATGTTTTGTCAGTGGATGCGTAAGTGTGGTGTAGATACTTGGATGGCACCTTGGATGAAATTGATGCATACAGGTTCTTATACCTTTGGTGGGTCGTTAGTTGACCTTGCCCAAATAGGAGCGACTGCTACTGCAGATCCAGATTTGATTAAACATATGAAAAAGTAATATGAGTAAGTTTAAATATAATGAAGATAAATTAGTAAAAGAACTATACGACTATATCAGTGCAACTTATGATCAGCACTACTCAATGAATAACATTCAATCAACTGAGTTTATCATTGATGCTGGGCACGGTGTAGGGTTTACGATGGGTAATATTATAAAGTATGCTCAGAGGTATGGTAAAAAGGGTGATAAAAATAATGCTCGTCAGGACTTGCTAAAAGTTCTACATTACGGTATAATGGCATTATATGTTCATGATAATAACGAGGTAAATAATAATGAAGATAAGTGAAAAAACAGTTGATGTTTTAAAGAATTTCGCAACGATTAATTCATCGATTGCGTTTAAAGAGGGTAATAAAATCAGAACAGTATCTGAGCAGAAAAACATTCTTGCTCAAGCAATCGTGCCTGAAACTTTCCCAAGAGATTTTGCTATCTATGAGTTAAATCAACTTCTTGGTTTGGTAAGTTTATTTGAAGATGCGGATATTGAATTTGCTGAAAAGAATCTAACAGTATCTGAAGGCAAGAATAATGCTAGATACACTTATACTGACCAAAGCATGGTTACTCAACCACCTGAGAAGAATATTGAATTGCCATCTGAAGATGTATCATTTGATATGACTAAGGAACAACTAACTAAAGTAATGAATGCTGCGAATCAATTAGCACTTCCTGAAGTTGTAGTTCGTGGTGATGGTTCAACTGTTAAGTTAGTTGCTACTGATAGTAAGAATCCTACTTCTAATGAGTTTGCTGTTGAGGTTGGTTCAACTACTAATACATTTAATTTTATTTTCAAAGTTGAGAATCTAAAAATGGTTCCTGCTAATTACCAAGTAGCAATTTCTGCTAAAGGTATCTCGCAGTTTAAGGGAGCAGTTGCTCAATACTGGATTGCCACTGAGGCAGGTTCTAGTTTTAATGGTTAAAGGAAAAAGAACTCTAGTAGTTAAACCTGAATTTTCACCTAACTGTGAATTTGATGTTTATATTGATGGAGTTCTACAACCTAAAATCTCTGGAGAACTTTATAGGTTTACACAAGACACCAGTGAACATGGATGTTGTAAAGTAAAGATAATTGTTCATAAAGGTAGTGTTACCATTAGATCTGAACATGGGACTGTGTATTATCCTATAATAATCGACGGCAGATTAACCAAGATAAGAATGTGTCAAGATATCGTTGTCAATTGGTTGGCAGGAACAGACATCTTTCCTAAAGTTATTAAAGATGGAGGTTCTTTAGAATATCTTCATTACTTTGCAAACGGTCCAACATATTTTGAAGCAAAGTTTGAGTATGACGCAAAACCAGTTTCCTCAGATGTGGAAACAACATTAAAAAGTATAAGGAGTAATAATGACACTAACGCAAGAAGATAAGAAAGGAATCCAAAAAGTTGTTCAAGAATGTTCTGACTCACTAATCCGTATGGAATCGGAGAGGGAGTTTATTAAGGAAGCAATTGTTGGACTCAATGATAAGTATGGTGTTGACAAAAAACATATGCGTAAAGTTATCAACATTTATTACAAGCAAAACCTAAATGAAGTGAAAGAAGAAAACACTGAAGTTGAAGACCTATACGAAACTTTATATTCTTAAAGTTGACATTTGACCTCATCTATTATACAATATAGGTGAGGTATTTTATATTATGGAGTATGTGATGACAAGAAGTAGTAATGGTGTTGTGAGACGCCAAGTTCCCAGAGATAAAACTGGTAAAGATCTATTCGGCAAAACCTTTACAGAAAAGAAACGATGTAATGTCTGTAAAGAATACAAAGTATTGTCAGAATTCTATGTTCAAAATAACAGAGATACTAAACATATGAACGATACTCGAAACTGTTGTATTGAGTGTTGGGATGTTGGTGTAGAATTTAACAGACTTAAAAAGAAAGGTTTGATACCATACGATGGTAATACTCTGGAGGATTTTATAGATGAGTGAATTTTTATGGGTTGAAAAATACAGACCTAAAACTGTATCCGATACAATACTTCCTCTTGAACTCAAGAGGACTTTCCAAACTTTCGTCAATAATGGCGATATCCCTAACTTACTGCTCACTGGTTCTGCTGGTGTAGGTAAAACTACAATTGCTAAGGCAATGCTCGAAGAACTCGGTTGTGATTATATCACTATCAACGGTTCAGACGAAGGAAGATTGATTGACACACTTAGAACAAAAATCAAGAACTTCGCATCAAGTATGTCATTAAGTGGAGGAAGAAAGTATGTTATTCTCGATGAGGCAGATTACCTCAATGCTGAAACGGTGCAACCAGCACTTAGAAACTTTATGGAAGAGTATTCTTCTAACTGTGGTTTTATTCTCACCTGTAATTTTGTTAATAAAATTATCTCGCCACTTCATTCGAGGTGTTCGGTTGTTGAGTTTAAGATTACAAACAAAGAGAAACCAGAAATGGCAAAGAACTTCTTCCAAAGAGTTCTTAAAATCTTAGACGGTGAGAATGTAGAATATGATAAGAAAGTAGTTGCTGAAGTCATCAACAAACACTTTCCCGATAATCGTCGCATATTAAACGAACTGCAAAGATACAGTGCGACTGGTAAGATTGACTCAGGTATCTTAACCAACACGGTGGATGCTAATTTCAGGACTCTGATAGATGCTCTGAGAGCGAAAGAGTTCTCTGTGGCGAGGAAGTGGGTTGCTCAAAATATTGATGGTGATACTGCTCCTTTCTTCCGTAAACTCTATGAAGAAATCTATGAACATGCGAAACCAAGTAGTATTCCTCAAGTCGTTGTAACTCTTGCCGACTATCAATATAAGTCTGCATTTGCTGCCGACCAAGAGATTAATACGATGGCATTGCTAACTGAGATAATGGTTGATACAGAGTGGAAATAAACATACATTTTCCCCCTATTAATTTATGGACAGCACCGAAATATGAAAGCACTAATATACGACTTCGAGACACTAAGTCAGGATCCCCAAAGAGGTGTCGTGATAAACATGGCAGCAATGAACTTCACGGAAGACAGATACTTACCAGATCCTTACACTTACGAAGAACTTGTGGATAATGCAAAACTGATCAAGTTTGATGTTAAAGAGCAAGTAGAAAAATATAACCGTAGAATTGAGAAGAATAGTTTAGACTGGTGGAAAGAACAACCTGCTGAGGCAAGGAAACAACTAAACCCATCTAGTGAAGATGTATCTATTGATCAACTGTGTAACTTTATGTTGGTTGACATGAACTATGAACAGATGCAGAAAGTATTTACACGAGGTAATAGTTTTGACCCAGTGCTTGTAGATAATATATTTCTTGAGACTGGTTGTAGGAAACCAAACAACTGGTGGGCAATTAGAGATACTCGTTCGTTCATTGAAGGATTTACTTATGGAACTGACATTCGTCATGACTTTCATCCTCAAGAAATACAAGACAAATTTGTAACACATGATGCGAGACATGACATAGCAATGGATGTTTATCGTATGCAATATTTGGTAAGGAACTTATATGGCCAAGACTAATCCATTTGACTACATCAATTCAATTAATACAAGTAAGAAAGATTTGATGACTGGAACTGCTAATGATGAACTAGCAGAAAGACACTACAATCCATTCTTAACTAATCGTGCGTTATCTTATCATAATGACACCATTGGGTTTGCTAACCTAATGAATTGTAATTACCACCTCGACCATAAACTACAGTATCATTTTTTACTAAATATAGTCAGAACAAAGAAAAGGTTCGCTAAGTGGGAGAAGAAAGAATCCAGTGGCGATGTAGCAATTGTTCAAGAGTATTATGGTTATAATGATGTTAAGGCAAGACAGGCACTTAATATATTAACACCTCAACAGATAGAGATAATTAGAAAGAAATTAGAGAAAGGTGGTAAACAATGATTGACAGTATGATTGAAGTTCGTCTAGTAAATGAAGACGACTTTTTGAAAATTAGAGAAACTCTCACACGCATCGGTGTATCCTCACAGAAAAGCAAGACGATATATCAGTCGTGTCACATATTACACAAACAACAAAAATATTACATTACTCACTTCAAAGAGTTGTTTGCGTTAGACGGTAAACCAAATAACTTTGGTGCTGAAGATATGGCAAGAAGAAATACAATTGCCAATTTATTAGCAGAATGGGGTTTGGTTGAACTTGTAAAACCAGAAATGAGTGCTGAACCAATAGCACCATTATCACAAATAAAGATACTTCCATACAAGGAAAAGAGAGAATGGAACCTCGAACCCAAGTATAATTTAGGTAAAAGTTTCTAATCCAGATCCAAATAAAAGATTTCAATATTATAAATTACACTGAATTCCTCTAAAAAATAGGGGAAAGTCTGAGATGACTATAAACTAGATCTTTTAATAATATAGGAGAAATATATGTTAGATCAAATCAAAGGATGGATGAAAGAAGCAACCGAAATCGGTATTGCTCTTATCTCACTAGCAATCGTGCTACAAGTAATCTTTGGTGGCACTGTTCCGTTTATTGGCGGAGATGTTATCGGAACAATCACTGGTATTGTTGCCCAATTGGGTTCACAAGGTCTAGTTGGTTTGGTTGCTGCTGCAATCCTTTACAAGATTCTTACTAAGTAAGATCTTCTATAATAAAAGAGGGATCCTTCGGGATCCTTTTTTTTCGTTCAAAACTTGACATTTGGTATAAATAAGAATATAATTGAATTATAATGAATTTGGGTAGGATACCCGAATATGGTAGAGTTGCCGAAAGGGACTCGTTTTTAACTTGCTTAATATAAGGAGTAATGAAATGACACAAGTAACATTTCCAAGAGACCTATTCTTAGGTTTTGACAATCTATTTGATACTGTTCTACAGTTTAATGATAACCAACAAACAAGACAAACATACCCACCTTACAATGTAATTAAGAAAGGGGATGATCATTATCTTATTGAAATCGCAGTTGCTGGATTCAAAGCAGATGATATCAACCTAACACTTGAGAAAGGTATTTTGACTGTTGAAGGTAAGAAAGAAACTGAAGATACAAACGACTATGTTCGTAAAGGTATTTCAGATAGAAACTTCACAAGAACTTTCACTCTAGCAGATACAATTAAAGTAGTCGGTGCCGATGTGGTCGACGGTATGCTTCTAATTGGTTTAGAGAATGAAATTCCTGAAGAAGATAAACCACAAACAATTAATCTAGGAGAATTTAACAAATCGTTAAAGCAAAAACTTTTAGGTTAATCTTTTAATGAATAGGGGAGTGCAATGCTCCCCACTTATAATATGGAGACATTATGGCAAATATTGCACGAATGACTAAAAAACAACTGGTAGCACACGGTAAGAAAATTGGTATGGATCTATCTATGGATAGCACTAGAAAAGTTATGATTGCTGAAATCAGAGGTTTCAAAAAACCAACCAATCAAACTGTGAAAAAGAAAGCAGCAATTGCTAAAGCAAAACAAGTTGCTCAATCAGAAAACAAATCTATTCTACAATCTATTAGAGAGTTCTTTGGACTATGAATGTAGTTAGATTATTAAGACTTACCACTGGTGAGGAAATACTTGGTAAGGTTGATGAAAACTATGATGCCAATGAAGATACTAAAGTTGTAAACCCTGTAATGATTGTGCCAATGGCAGAGGGTAAACTTACTTTTATGCCTTACATTGGTTATGCTGACTTAGACCATGTTGTGGTTAAAGAAAAGCATATCATGTTCATCGTCAATCCTGGACCAAATATGGAAGACTCATACAATCAGATGACTGGCAGTATTGCTCAACCATCTCAAAAGATTATTACATAACTTGACAATTAAGTCGAGATACTATATAATAACTGTATGAGATTTTATACAAACTTTTATCGCAAAGGCAACTATGTCTATGTGCGAGGTTATGATGAGGGTAAAAGGTTTACCGATAAACATTGGTATAAACCTACCCTCTTCGTTTCAACCAACAAAGATTCCGAATACAAAACTATCCATGGCAGAAATGTTGAATCTAAACAAAGAGATTCAATGGGAGAAGCGAGAAAGTTTCTGCAAAAGTATGATGGTGTTCCAGGATTTGAAATACATGGAACACACCTATTTGAGTATGCTTATATCAACGAAGAGTTTAGTAAAGCATACGACCCAGACCAAATTCAAACAATCAACTTCGATATTGAGGTTGAATTCAAAGATGGGTTCCCAGACCCAGAAAGAGCAGACAACGAAGTAACTGCTATTACTGCAAGTTATAAAGGAAAGTATTACACTTTCGGTTGTCAAGATTATACTGCTAAGGATGATGATGTAATTTATATTAAGTGTCATGATGAGCATCATCTACTCAAACGATTCATTCAGTTCTGGCAATCAGCAGACGCAGATATTGTCACTGGTTGGAACATTCGTTTCTTTGATATTCCTTACATGGTCAATCGTATTTCTAAAGTTCTTGGTCCAAGCGAAGCACTGAAACTATCACCTAACCGTGACATTCAAGAATCTAAACAAGTTATGTTCAATCGTGAACAACAAGAATATTTACTGAAAGGTATTACAGTTCTCGATTATCTAGAAGTCTATAAGAAGTTTACTTACACTCAACAAGAGTCATACAAACTTGATCATATTGCTCATGTTGAACTTGGCGAGAGGAAACTTGACTACTCTGAAGTTGATAATCTACAACAACTAT